ACAGGAACTGCTCCATTTACAGTTTCTTCAACTACAGAGGTAACTAACTTAAATGCTGCTTTACTCAATGGATTTAGTTCTGCAACCACAAATACAGGAAATACTATTGTAAGACGTGATGCTTCTGGTAATATTAATGGAAATACTATTACGGGTACAACAATTGTTGGTGGTACTGGAACAGCGATTGGTGGTGGTGGACTAGTTGTTAACGGAACAACTGGTGATAATGACTCTCAATTGATCATCAAGAAACCTTCCCAGTCATCATTTGGTGTTCTTACTTGGGATGGAATAGTCTTCTTAAGTTCTAATATTTACTATACTGATGGATCTTGGGTACATAGTGCTCCAGCTGGTAACAATAATAACCAATTGTTCTTACTCCAACCTGGAAGTGGCGCAAGATGGTATGCATCTAATAATGCAACTGGTTCTTGGAACGTTGCAAGTAATCTAGAATTGTGGAATGACTCTGGTACATGGCAGAGACCTCTTGCGAATACATTAACTATGAATACATCTGGAACTGGTATTTCTGGTTCCACCACTTATAATAACTCTGGAGCAGCTACATTTACTGTTACATCAAACGCAACTGCAGCAAATACAGCAAGCACCATTGTAGCTCGTGATGCTTTTGGTAACTTTAACGCAGGAATAATTACCGCAACATTCTCTGGAACATTTAACGGTAGTATCAATGGTAATGCTACTGGATTAACTGGAACCCCAAGTGTTACGGTTAACGCATTAACTGCTACTTCTGCTACTATTGGTACTAATGTAATTGTTAATTCCACTGGCATTAGAGTTACTGGAGTAACAACTTCAACTGGAGGATTTGTTGGTGCATTGACTGGTAATGTAAGTGGTAATGTGACTGGAAACGTTACTGGTAATGTAACTGGTAATTTAACCAATACTGTAACTGGAACAAATACCACTGAACTTGTTCGTGGTAACATGGCGGACAACGACCAGTTCCGCATTTTAATCGGAGGCACTGCTTCTAACGCTGGTTATGTTGAAATTGCAACTGCAGATGATGGAACCGAACCAATTTACGTTAGACAATATACTGGCGTATTTTCAACTCTAACCAGAACTGCAACTCTCCTTGATGGTTCCGGTAATACTACTTTCCCAGGCACAGTAACTGCACAATCTGATATTAAATTAAAGACAAACATCAATACAATTGAAAAGGCTCTAGAAAAAGTATTGAAGTTGCGTGGAGTTGAATATGATCGTATTGATATGAATGGCGAACATCAAATTGGTGTTGTCGCTCAAGAAGTTGAAGAAGTAATCCCTGAATTAGTATTTGAAACTGAAGATGGAACTAAGTCTGTTGCTTATGGAAACATGGTAGCAGTTCTAATCGAGGCAATTAAAGAACAACAATCACAAATAGAAGACCTGAAAAATCAAATTAATGAACTTAAAAAATAAATAAAAAAACATAAATACCTCTAGGAAACTAGGGGTATTTTTTTATGGCGCAACCATCTAGTAGAGCGGAGTTGAAAGATTATTGCCTCAAACAACTAGGAAAGCCAGTTTTAGAGATAAATGTAGATGATGATCAAATTGATAATCTAATTGATGATGCAATTCAATATTATCATGAACGTCATTATGATGGTATTGATCGTGTGTTTTTAAAACACAAACTCACTCCTGCAACCAAATCAACATTGGCTCAACCTGGACCTATAGGTTCTGCTACTACATCTCCAACTGTTGTTGGAGCTGGTTTGACATCTCTTTCTTATGTTGAAGGAGTAAACTATCTACCCCTTCCAGATTCAATTATTGGTGTTAATAGTATTCTTAAGATAAACTCTAGTACAGTTTCGGACGGTCTTTTTAATATTAAATATCAGTTATTTTTAAATGATGTTTATTATTATGGTGCATTAGATCTACTTAACTATGCTATGGTTAAAAGATATCTTGAAGATCTAGATTACTTATTAAATCCTCATGCTCAAATTCGTTTTAACAAAAAGAATCATAAGTTATACTTAGACATAGATTGGCAACAAGTTGGTGAGAATGAGTATGTAATTATTGATTGTTATAGAATCGTTGATCCTTCAGATGCTCCAAAACTTTACAATGATTGGTGGTTAAAGAAATACCTTACTGCTTTAATTAAAAAACAGTGGGGACAAAACATGATCAAATTTAATGGAGTTTTACTTCCCGGTGGAGTTCAACTAAATGGAAGACAAATTTATGATGATGGTGTAGCCGAGGTTGAAAAACTAGAACAACAATTAAAAGACGAGTACGAACTACCACCACTCGATCTCATAGGATAATATGTCACCATTAAATTCTTATTTCCTCCAAGGATCTCCGAGTGAGCAAAGACTCATTCAAGATTTAATTAATGAACAACTTAAAATGTATGGACAAGATGTTCTATACATGCCCAGAAAAATAGTTGGTGAAAATACTGTCATCAAAGAAGTTACTGCATCCAAGTTTGATGATAGTTTTCGTATAGAAGCTTATTTAATGAATTATGAGGGATTTAGTGGGAATGGAGATATTCTCAGTAAATTTGGTGTTAGAAGTAGCGATGAAATAAATTTAATAATTTCAAAAGAAAGATATGACGATTTTATATCCCCTTTACTTAAATTATGGCCAGAAACTGAAAGAAAGATAGCATATAGACCACAAGAAGGTGATTTAATCTGGTTTCCTTTAGATGAGTCTCTATTTGAAATCAAATATGTAGAACATAAAAAACCTTTCTATCAATTAAACAACCTTTATGTATATGAATTAAGATGTGAGAGATTTGAATATGAGGATGAAATTATTGATGTACCAGAGGTCGATCCAACTGGAATCGAAGTCAATGAATCTATCAAAGATCTTGGAAACATTTATACTATTCAAATGGTTGGTACTGGAGCAACTGTTGCAACAGCTACTGTAGGATTTGCAACTACAAATCCAAATTCCAAGTCTGTACAGTATATTGATTTAATCAATGATGGATATGGATATAATTCTGCTCCAATTGTTTCAATATCTACAGCACCTACTGGAGGATTGACTGCTACTGCTGTTGCTATAATGACAAGTAGATCTTCTAATCAGAGATTAGCCATTGACAGAATTTTAATCACAAATCCCGGATTTGGATATACTGAACCACCAACAGTAAGTATTTCTGGTGGTGGAGGTTCTGGTGGAATCGCAACAGCTGTCATCAATAGTGGAGTTCTAGGAATTATTGGTATTTCTTCTGGTGGTGTTGGTTATACAACTACTCCACAAGTTACGATACAGAAAATCTTTATTCCATCTGGTTCGGGAATATCATCAAACATTAATAATGCACAGGCTGAAGCAGTTGTTAACTCTAATGGAGTCGTTGTATCAGTAAGATATTCGAATGCTGGTGCTGGTTATACATTTACTCCAACAATATCTTTTACAGATCCAACTGCAACTACATTTGGTGATTATGATTATAATGAGGTTGTAACTGGAACGAGAACAGGAACGACCGGATATGTTAAGAGTTGGGATTCTACAAATAGAATACTCAAAGTAGCGATCGTTGACGGTACTTTTGCAAGAGGAGAAGCTATTGTTGGAGTTGCCGCGAGTTACAAAATATCCACTGTACAAACTAATGAGTTTTTGGATGCTTATGCAGAAAACATTCAGATTGAAAATGCCGCTGATGCAATTGTAGATTTCAGTCAAAGAAATCCTTTTGGTGAATACTAAATAATTATTACTCCCAATAAATTATAATGATATCAAATTATTTTTATCACGAAATATTGAGAAAGACCATAGTAGCTTTTGGTACGTTATTTAATGATATAAAAATTAAACATAAAGATAGTGCTGGAGATGATTTTAGTATCATTACGGTCCCTATAGCTTATGGACCCATACAGAAATTTTTAGCTAGAATTGAACAAGTACCAGATTTAAAAAGAAGAGTTGCTATAACTCTACCGAGAATGTCATTTGAGATGACTGGTATCTCTTATGATCCATCCAGAAAGTCATCTACAATGCAGACATTTAAAGCATTGGATTCTGATAATAATAATGAAATAACAAAATCTTTTTTGCCAGTTCCATATAATGTAAACATTAGACTTTCAATAATGGCTAAATTGAATGAAGATGCTTTACAAATAGTAGAACAAATATTGCCCTATTTCCAACCACACTTAAATCTAACAGTAGATTTAGCCTCAAGTATTGGTGAAAAAAGAGATATTCCAATGATTTTGGAAAGAATTGGAATAGATGATCAATATGAAGGAGATTTTACAACAAGAAGAATTTTAATTTATACTCTTGACTT